AAAAAGAAACTGAAGAACTATTGAAAAAACAACAAGAAGCACAAGAACAAGATTTATTAAAAAAAAATTTTGAAGATTATTTAAAAAATTTAGAGGTTGAAAAATTAAAAAAAGAAGAAGAGGAAGATAGATTGAAGAAAGAAGAGGAAGATAGATTGAAAAAAGAAGATGAAGATAGATTGAAGAAAGAAGAGGAAGATAGATTGAAGAAAGAAGAAGAGGAAGAGAGATTGAAGAAAGAAGAGGAAGATAGATTGAAGAAAGAAGAGGAAGATAGATTGAAGAAAGAAGAGGAAGATAGATTGAAGAAAGAAGAAGAGGAAGAAGCAGTTAGAAAATGTTTAGAAAAAAAACATACTGAAGAATTAGAACAAAAAGAAAAAGAAAATTTAATAGTTAAAAAGTATTTAGATAACTTAAAAAATGCTGTTGAGTTTAATAATGATGTTATACCTTTATATAAACAAGGTTTATTAGTAAAATGTGTTCTAGATAATAAAACAGTTTTTAAAGATGAAGAATTACCAGAAAAATATTTACCAGATGACGAAGAAATAGTATTTTTAGTATATCTTGAAGATAAAACAATTAAACGATTGGTTTTAAAAGATAAAAAATTAAAATTTGATGAAGATGAAAAAGAATACAAATTAATAAAACAAATTATTTGTTGGTATGCTAAAGAAGAAAAAAAAGAAGATAACGAAGAAGATAACGAAGAAGATAATGGAAAAGAAGAAGATAACGAAGAAGATAATGGAAAAGAAGAAGATAACGAAGAAGATAATGGAAAAGAAGAAGCAGACGAATAAATAATAAATTAATAAATAATTATTTTATTATTGTTTTTGATTAGATTGATCTTTCTTTTTTTCAGTATCAATATCAAGCCTATTACCCATACATTCACTATGTATCTTTGTATGTTTATAACTATAACTGAATATACGTTCTAATAGATTAAATGATAAATTAACTATTACTAGAATAGTTGTTAAATCCATATATATATAAATATATTTTTTATCTTGGATAAGCTATGACATTGTAAGAATATTCTATAAAACCAGTCGGGAATGAAAACTGAAGCATATTTATATTAGATGTTGAATTTAAACCAAATGTTCCTACTGTCTTTGCTATACCAACACCAGATTTTTGAAAATACGCTTCATATGAAGCACTATTTCTAGATCCTACGGCATCTCTAAATTTTAATCTTAAATTACCGTTCCAATCTGGTGGAATAGCGCCTAATATATCAAAACCGCTTCCTCCATAATTAAAAGATGAGTTAAAACGTTGAAAAACCGCAAAACTGGCCACCGATACATTCATCTCATGCGATACTAATTCAACACTATCTTGAAAATATGTTGATCCATTATTAATAGATAACGCGAGAGATAAATTATAAGAAGTTGAAAAAACATTAGTCATTCTAAAATTTAAATTTATTTCAAATTCATAATAATTAGTAAAATTAAACAATCCACCACCTCCAATTCGTAAAAATCTAATAGGATTAGTAGATCCAGATGCCTTTTGAATAATAAGAGGTGATAAAGGTATATTAATAACTGGATCTAATTGTGAATATTTTATAATACCTAAACAATTTAAATTACCACAATTAACATTTCCATCTGTATTTATTTTTCCAGAATTAACTATATTTAAATTACCTCCAAAAATATTTCCATCAACTAATAAAAAAGAATTAGGTTGATTTAATACCAAATTACCACTTAAAGCAATATAAGATTGATTTAATTCAGTTAAATTATCTACTGCGATTGTTGTAGCTTCGATAGTTGTAGTTTCTAAATTTCCAGTTTCTAAATTTCCAGAAATTGATAAATCTTTACAAAATAATGAGTATTTATTTGAATTAAATAAATTTTTAATAGACATATATATAAATATCAAATATATTATTTTTGATATTTAATTATTTAATTATTTAATTATTGAGGTAAATTATAACCAACAACTTGATATTGATATGAAATAGTTCCTGTTCCTGAAGCATTTGTAAATCTAAAATTTGTAGGCATCAATATATTAGATGTTGATATAGTCCCTTTTACTAATTGGACACCAACAGCAGATGTGTTTTGATTTGTTTCAAAATCTAAATTAACGAAATCACTTACAGTATTAAAAATAGGTCGGGCCCATTTAAATTTTATTTGACATCCCCAATTAGCATTTAAATTTCCATTTATAGTAAAAGGTAATATTGATCCTGATCCTCGCGCCCAAACTTGCCAGTTATCGATACCTCCTCTAAGTGTAGCTGATGATACTTCCGCGGTTGTCGTAAATGTTGCGCCATTATCAGTTGAGAAATCCCAAGATATACTAGAAAATATAGACGGAGCATAAAATAAAGTTAATTCAAACCAATTATAATTAGTATTATTAAGATTTGAAATAATGAGCGGTCTTGAAACACCAGAACCAGATCCAGATTGTAATATCTCACGTCCTAATGGAATATAATTATAAATCCAATTTGATCCATCTTCTAAATCATTAGGAGTCATGACAGAAGCAACTGCTGTAAAAATTGCGGTATTATATGTTATTTGGAAAGCTTCTTGAGTTAAAGTTGTATCTAATGTTATTAAACTTTCATATGTTGAAAAATAAGTGCTTATATCTCCTGCGATATTAGTATTATCTGTATATAATTGTCCTTGTAAAAGTCCAGTAGAAGAACTACCAGAACCATTATCAAGCGCGATCAATCCTTTTTGTTGTGTTAAATTAGAGTAGGTATTATTATATATAATTATATCTTTGAAATTATTTAATAACTGATTACCAAATAATATACCAACACCACCTGAAAATTGTTTAAATACATTATTAAAGACGAAAAGAGATGTATTTGAAATACCTGTGCCCAATAACGCACTTTCATATATAAAAGCTTGTCTTCCTATTCCATTAGCATTATTTGTTATATCTGTTGTATTTGAAAGACGTAAAGAACCTCTTATACTATTAAAACCAGATGAGGGACCAGATGGAGATACTGTTATCCATCTACTTCTACCTGTCGCCAGATCATTAGAATTAGTGAAATTACAATTATCTACACAAACATTTTTCATACCAGTAAAAAATAAAAATGAGTGATTATTATTAACTGATAAACCATTATATAAAAAATTACAATTTGTAAATTGAACATCTTGAACGGGACTACCATACATACCAAATTCACTAATTGTAAATGTAATATCATGAAAACAATAAGGAAGCCATCCATTATTAGGCTGAGTAAGTGATGGAGAAACATTAATAATATTTTGAGCACCTGTTGAGACAATATTATGAGTTATGTTTAATTTAGACATACATAAAGAACCTGTTGAAGCAAACATACTTGTTGTTTGTGTAGCAGAAGATATCGTGTATTTATTATTAGAAACTGGATCAGACCTTATTAAAATATTTCTATTACCTATTACCTTAGATGAAATTGATGTGAAAGATATATTATTCATAATATTGATGATATCACCGGATTGAGCAGATGATAAAGCACTATCAAAAGTAGCCTCGTTTGTAGCATTAAATTGAGAACCAGTAAAAACTGGAAAATTTAAGACCTCAACAGGTATTAATAATTTTTTATAATTTTTATTTGTCTTCTTGTCAATATACCAATCGGGCACATTACCAAAATTTTGATTTGGAGGCCCTTCCATTGAATAAGTTTGAGCAGGCACTATTTCAGGGTCTAATTCTTCATATCTTAATATTTTTGTATCAACTACATTTGCTGTTATTTCATTTACTGTTAAATTTCCTTGAATATTTAAATTGTTATCTAAATTAATATTTCCATTGATATCTAAATTACCATTGATATCTACATTTTTACCAATGGATAAATTTCCAGAAATTGATAAATCTTTACAAAATAATGAATAATCATTTAAATTAAACAAATTTTTAATAGACATATATATAATTATAAATATTTTATTTATTTCTAAATAATATATATAATGCGAGTTAGAAAATATATTAAAATAAAGGGAGGTAAAAAACCAGAAAAAGAAGAAATGGATGAAGAAGAAGAAGAAGAAATATATGAAGTAAATGAAAGATATCAACAATTAAGATTAATAGATAACGTAGAAGTTAATAATCAAAAATATAATTTAAAATATGATCAAAATTATAAGAAAGGAGAAATTTATATACAAGTTAAAAATAAAGATTTAAAATTTGATATCACTTTAGATAAAAAACAAATATTAGATGATGATGAAGGTTTAGGTTTTGCTACTAGAAAAAGTGAATATGTAGAATTCTTAAAAAATTTAATTGAAGGAAAACTTAAAAGATATTCAAATATGGTTAGTGATAAGAAAGAAGATAAGAAAGAAGTTAAGAAAGAAGATGTTAAAAAAGAAGATGTTAAGAAAGAAGATGTTAAAAAGGAAGATAAGAAAGAAGATAAGAAGATAAAAGATAAGAAAGAAAAGAAGATAAAAGAAAAGCTACCATTACCAAGTGAAATAAAAGATAAAATTAAATTAGATCAAATATTAAATAATGAAGAATTTAAAAAATTAGTAGGTGAAACAAAGAATATTAAAATTAATCTTGATAAAAATCAAAAATATAGATATATTGAAAAGTTATTAAAAGCTGATAAGATTAGTGATAAGAAAAATGCTCAAAAATTTTTAGATAATATGGTAAATGAATATAGAAAAACATTAGACAGTACTATTAAGAAATATGAGAATTTAAAGATTGATGATAAACAAGCTGAAACATTCGCAGAAATATATTTTAAAGATGTATATTATAATGAATATTCAACGCAAGAACAAAAAGATTTAATAAAAACTCTAAAAGATAAAAAAGAAAAGAAAGAAGAAAAGAAAGAAGAAAAGAAAGAAGATAAGAAAGAAGATAAGAAAGAAGAAAAGAAAGAAGATAAGAAAGAAGAAGTTAAGAAACAAAGAAAATCAAAAAAACAAGTTGATGAAAATTTAATAAATTTTGGTGATACATTAATCGGGATACCAAAAACAATGTCTTTTATAGATAAAAAAGGAAAGAAAAAAGAAATAGAAACATTAACTAATAATAATAATATTAAAACAAAAGATAATAAGAAAGCTATTAAATTAAAAACACATAATGAAAATACAGTAAAAATTGAAGATGTAGAAAAAGATGATGAAGGAAAAATAAAATTTAATTCTTCATCTATAGTTTTACCTTCACAAATGAAATATAAGGATCAAAAAGCAAAATTAAAAGAAAAGGCAAGTTTAACAAGTAAAGGTAATTTATCATCAAGAAAAGGAAAAAAAGCTATAAAATTAATTAAAAGAACAGAAGATAAAATTAGTAAAGTAAAGATTAAGACAAAATAATTAAAATAAAATTAAAATTAAAATTAAAATTAATTTATATATACAATATATAAATGAATATAGAAAAAATTAAGATATCAAAACAATTAAAAGATATATCAAAATATGAAGCTGATGAGGATTTATTAAATTTGATGGATTATAATAAAGATAATTTAAATGTATGTGTAGGAAATAAATATTTAGATTATTATTTTTTTCCTTATAGATTAAATACAGTTTCAAAAAAAGGATTAAATTTTTATGATTTTTTAAAAAATGATGAAGTATTAGAAAAATCATATATAAAAAAATTTATAGATAATAATAAAAAAAGAAATATGATGATTAGAATATATGATAGTTTTCGTATATATCAAGGATCAATATCACAATTTAAACCTGTTATAGCAAAATATATATATAATAAATATGATTGTAATTCTATATTAGATCCTTCTATGGGATGGGGAGGAAGATTACTAGGTGCTATATTATGTAATAAAAAATATATTGGTTTTGATACAAATATTTTATTAAAAGAACCGTATAAAAATATGATTAATGATTTATCATGTAATGATAAAGTAAATATTAATTTTATGGATAGTGCGAAAGTAGATTATAGTTTATATAAATATGATATGGTTATGACTTCTCCACCATATTATAAAAAAGAAAGATATGATAATATGCCTATATACAAAAATTATGAGAATTGGTATGAAACATTTTATAAGCCAATGGTTTTAAATTCTTATAAATATTTAGATGATAAAGGACATTTTATTTTAAATATACCAGAAAAAATATATAATGATACAATTAAATTATTAGGTGAATGTCATGAAAAAGTTGAATATATATTTGTAAAAAGATATAAGGAATCAAAATATAAAGAATATATCTATGTTTGGAAGAAACAGATCTAAAAATTTCTGTTACAAAATTTTATCAATCTATAATATAGATGATAAAATTAAGAAGATTTATTTAAATTATTTTGATGAGTTTTAGTAATATTATGTCTAGCAATTAAAACACAATCAACATTACAAATATCACAATGTTTTTTTTTGATATGTTTATTTTCATCTAATTGTTTTGTATTATAATATTTTTTATTGTAATGATATTTTAAAAATTTATCTCTAATAGATTTATCATCAATATTTTTTTTTATTTCATCTCTAGAATAATTTTTATAATTAGTATCATTAATATCAATTTTATCGTTTAAGATATTCATTATATATAATAGAATAAGATATTTCTTTAAACCAATTTAATTATTAAATATCAATATTATTATTATCATTATCAATAATAAATTTCATACCAATATAACAACCTTTACCATTTTTATATTTTTGATCATCATATTTAGAAAAATATTTATTTTTATATTTTTTAACAGATTTAAAAAATTCTAAGAAAGAATAACAATTTTTATAATTCATATAACATTTATAATAATCATAAAGTTCTTTTTTATTAATAATATCATTAATATCTTTAGTATATATGATTTTATCATTAAAAAAAGGTTGTAAATCATCATTTTCATCATTAACCTTTTCAAATTTACCTTGTAAATCATTAATATATATTAATTGATTAGTATCATAAAATTTTTTAGAATAAGGAATTAATAAATTTATAAAACTATTTTTATATTTAATATCATCAAATAAATCTTTTAAATTAGGATTTGATATATATTTACCTTTCTTATCTTCTAATTTTTCATATTTTTCTTTAGTTAAAAATTCATTTTTATATTTTATTAATCTTCCTCTTCTATTCATTGCTAAATCTGATTTAAAATTAGGATCTTTATTAGCTGTAAAAATTAATTTAATACAATGTTTAATATCTACTGATTTTTTTTTATTGAGTATTTTCCATTCAATGGTATCGGATCCTGAAAGATTTTTAATTAATGAAAGATTCATATCTTCTTCAAATTCTTCGCAAAATAAAATTCTAGATTTTAATAATTTATGAAAAGATTTAGAAATATTATTTTCAGATCCATTTTTTTTAAATGTATCTTTATCTGTTGTTGATACATAACAAGAAAAAACTCTTCTAAATATTTCAAAAATGAATGTTTTCCCATTTCCACCACCATATCCAATATTAAATAAAATATCAGCGTGTGATTTTTCTCCAGTAATAGCATAACCATAAAATGTTAAAATATCTTGAAATAAACTTTCATTATCATTAAAAATAGGTATTAACATATTTTTTATATGATTTTCAATCTCAGGTATCTTATCATTATTATAATCATAATCTAAATATAAACTGAAAAAATCGTTTTCAGTTCTATTAGAAAATTCTAATGTTTTTAAATTTAATTTACCATTTTTAAAATTAATAAAATGTTTTTCACTATCTAATAAATTATCAATATCTTCATTTAAACATTCTTTTTTAATATTAGAAACAATATTTTTAATATTCTTATCACATAATAAATTATCTTTTTCTTTTTGTGATAATATAATACTATTTTTTAAAATATAATTATCTAAAAATTTATAAATAATTTGTTCTAATCTTTCAATATCAATTATTTGATATATAAAAATATCATAATTGAGAATATAAAAATCTGAATTTAATTTATTATAAAATATTTTATTATGAAATATATTTTTTATTAAATATTTAGTTGTTTCTGTATGTGATAAATAAAACATTTCTTCTTCTAAGAAATTTTCATATATATCTTTTAAATTATTATAAACATTAATATTATCTTTTTTTAACCAATATAATAAGGCTATAATATTATAACAGTTTTCAGTTCTAAATTTTTCCCAATTTCTTATCATTAATTGATCATTATTAGGTGAATTAAAACTTTTTGTATCTCTTTTACTGAATTCTATCCATAAATTAATATCATCATATGGTCTTAAAGCCATTCCTACACATAACCAATCATTAAAATCAGATGCTCTTTTAGGATTTAAATTTTGAATAATAAATAATAATAGATCTTTTTTAGTATGTATATTATCCATGGTATAAGAAGGTTTAGATTCACAAATAATAGGGGGATTAATTGGTGTATTTATAGGTAAAATGTCTTTCTTATACATATCATTTTTAATATTCATATTTTCAATATTAAATAAATGTTTAATATCATCAAAATTTATAGTTGTTAATTCATCATTATATACTTCTTTTTTGATTTGCTCCCACATATTATTTTTATTTTTAATTAAATCTATTTCATGAAATTTCCCTATTTTTTTTTCATTAGTATATTCTGGTAAATTATCAATTTTTATATATATATGAATACCTTTAGTATTTCCTTTAACATAATATGATTTTTTTATAAGATCATATTTATCATCTAAATCGTTTATAGATTTAATATTTTCATCATCAATATCAATACATGCTATATTACTATACTTTAAAAATATAGAATAACATCTTTTATCATTTTTTGATTTATTCATTAATATATCTTTTTTATAATTATATACTACATGATCATCTTCATCAATATTATTTTGTTTCTTTAAATTTAAAATTTTATCTGTATATAATAATATTTCTTCTTGTGATAAATTGTTTCTTTCTCCTTTACTATTTTTCTTTTTACTAATAGGATCAATGTAATAATAGATTGGCATATAAGGGATTTGATATTTTTCTATGAACTCTTTGATTTTCATTTTTATATATTATTATATTAGATTTTTTTTATATCAAAAAAACCCTAAAAATTATTTAAATCTAAAGGGAATTTTTAATTCTAGGGATAAATTTATGGGAAAATCTGGGAGAAAATAATCCCTGATTTCAGATTTTCAGGAAATATTTCAGATTTTAAAACACTACCTGAAATAAAACCTGAAATTTAGATATAGATGATTTTAATCTTCTTTTTCTTTATTATTTCTTTATTTCTCTTCTTATTTCAGAATTTCAGAAAAAATAATACAACTATTGATTTATATATAAAATGATTATAGGGATAAATAAAAGGGAATAAATATAGGGAAAAATACCTTAAAAATACCCTAAAATTACCCCTTAAAATACCCCTAAAAACTATCCCTATTTCAATATATATATAAAAAAGATAGAAAAATAAAATCTGAAATCTGAACTCCATCTTAAAAAATCATAAATCTAATCTATCTAATCATAAATAAGATTGAAATCACATTTCAGGTTTTATTTCAGGTTTTCATTTCAGGTTTTCATTTCAGGAAATGAAAAAAGGGAAATTTAAAATAGGGATATTCTTATACTTTCAAAATCTGAAATTTGAATTTAGAATTTAAACTATATAAAAAAATATCTATATCATATATTGTATATAGGATTTGATATTTTCTTTGTTTTCATTTTTATATAACTATTATTTTTAGTAGTTATATATAAATTGTTTTTCTTATACTAGGTAATTATAAAATCTGAAATCTGAAATCTGAAATCTGAAATCTGAAATCTGAAATCTGAAATATCTTATACTAAGGAATTAAATAAAATATATTTAGGTTAATATCATAAATAAAAATATAATATTAATATATATGAATATTGGAGATCCTATAGATTCAAATATTAAAAAACCAAAAAAAACTGAATGTATGAAAGACTATAGAAAATTATATTATCAAAAAAATAAGGATACTATAAAAGATACTTTTAAAAAATATATATCAGAAAATAATCCCTATGAAAAAATAACATGTCCAGATTGTAATAGTCAAACCGTTAAATGCTCATTTTCCAAACATAGAAAATCTAAAAAATGTATTTTATCAAGAAATAATAAATTAATACAATCTTTAGATAATAATATTAATTCGGATAATGAAGATAATTTATTAATTATCTAGATTTTTAAAATATATATTATACAATAATATATATTTTTCAATGAAGATAATTTATTAATAAATTAATATATTTATATATTCTATATGAAGTGGATAGAAGCATTAAAAGAATTTAATAAATCTCGTAAATCTTGGATTGTCCCTAAAAAAGGAACTAAAGAACATGCTAAAGTTATGAAAATTATGAATAAATGTGATACTGTTGATAAAAAAAAGAAAACAAAAAAAGGCGGATATTGTGGAGGAGAAATGGATGAATCAGAAGAAGAATCAGAAGAAGAAAATGAAGAAGTTGAAGATCAAGATGCTGATGAATCAGAAGAAGAAGCAGAAGTTGATATTAAAGAAGAATTAAAAGGAAAAGGTATGAATTACGTTAAAATGACTAAAAAAGATTTTATAAAAGAACATGAAAAATTAATTAAATTATTAGATCAATTACAAAAAGAAAATATGGAACAAAAAGCTGAATTAAAAAAAGTTATGAAAAAGCGATAAATTAATTTTATATATTATTATAATTATATAAGATTACTCACAAATATTATTTTTACATCTAAAAAAATTTTGGTAACGGTAAAATATAGACCATAATTCAGTCTTTGAAATATTATTTATCTAACCAACCAAAAACCATAATAATACCATTATCTAATTTTTTAGCAGAAAAAGATTTATATTTTTTTTTAGGAGTAATATTAATCCAAAAATAATTTGGTTTATTTTCTATAAGATTAGCTTTAAAATCATTATCTTCTAACCATTTTAAAATTTTACTAATATTAAATTTCTTTTTAGGAAATTGTAAAGCATGTATTTCAGAATCACTCATTGAAAAATATATATTATATAATAATAATATAAAAAATTTATAATATAATTTATAATATATTATATATATATATACTATAAAATGAGTAAAGGTAAAATGACTTTAAATGAAAAACTATTAACAGAATATGTTGAAGGGGATCTTTTAAGTGAATTAGGACAAAAATTATTTGATCAAACTTTAACTCCTCAAGATATACAAAGAGCAAAACAACTTTACGCACAAGCTAAGGAAATAAAAAAGAAATTTCCTGAAAAATCTAAATTTAAAGAAAGAAAAGATGAAAAATTTCAACTTCTAGAAAATTTAAGTAAAGCTCAACAAGCAAAAGAACTAATAAAAGAACAACAAGAAAATATGGGCAAATTTAATAATTATGATACAGCAATGAATCTAAAACAAACATATTATAAAAAAGCTAGTCCTATGTTTGATGCTCAATATGGAGGATTAGGTTTTGGTGTTGAATATTATGATAAAAAAAATAATATTTCAGTATATGAAGATACAACAAATTTAAATGAAGTAATGAAAAATTTATTTATTAAAGATAATTTAAAAGCTAATGTATTAGATAATATTGATAATGTATTTACTGATAGAATGAAAGGATTATATAATAAAGAAATTATAGATGATAAAATAAATAAAGAAGATGTAGTAGATTATTATAAACAATATAGAGCAAATAATAATATGGTAGGTAAAGATTCTAATCCTTATTCTAATTTATATGATAAGAAGATCAATGATAAAGTAATGAACGCAAAAATTAAATCACAACTAAGCGCTAATAAATTATTAAGTAATAAACCTTTAAAAGCTAATGAAAGAAAAATACAAGAAAATCAAGATTCACAATTAATAAATAATAAAATGGCTACAGCTAACGATCTAATCGCATCTAAAGCAACTAAAAGTATTTTAGAAGATAATCTTAAAATGAATGAAAAGAAACTTCCATCAACTAATAAATTATTAGAAGATATGAAACGTAATCCACAATTTGAGAAAGGAGGAAAATTGACTAAACTTAAAAAATCTACAACTAAAACAGACAAGAAAACAGATAAGAAAAAGAAAAAAGGAGGATCAATGGCATCAGCTAATACTAGAATGGGTATGTAAGTATAAGAATATAGGCCAAAAAAAGATAATTTTTAGATACTAAATAATTTTTATCCTAAATAAATTTTCCTAAATAATTTTTTATAAATAATTTTTTATTTATATAAAATATCTCTACATGATATATAAATGTTAAATATAGCAGGAAAAGGAAAACCTATCGCTAGATTTGTAAAATCAGATGTATATGAAAAAGAGATATTATATTTAGATGAAACTGCTCTACATTCAGATGTAGCATTAAAAAAACAATATGATGAAGATGATATTAGTCATTATTTACTTAAAAATAAAAAGATAGGATCAAAAAGATTTAAAGAAATTAAGATTGTAAAAGATGCGTTAAATAAAAATGTTGAACCAATTGAACCGGAATTTAAAAATATTTATAATGAATTAAAACAAAAAGAAAAAGATAATTTAGGGAAAGAAGTTAAAATTACATCTGGTTTTTTACAAGTAATACCAGAAACAGATCCAAATAAAAGAGAAATAATATTTGTAGCTGGAGCATCGGGTAGTGGAAAATCATATTGGACAGCAGGATATGCTAATGAATACAAAAAAATATATCCAGATAGAAATATAATTATATTTTCAAAATTAGATGATGATGATATATTAGATAAATTAAAACCATTAAGAATTGAAATTAATGATGAACTTCTAACAAATCCTATAAATATGGAAGAATTAAAAAATTCATTAGTAATATTTGATGATACTGATACAATTTCAGATAAATTACATCTAAACGCTATTAATCAAATAAAAACCGATGTATTAGAAATCGGAAGACATTTTAATATTTCAGCAGTTATTACATCGCATTTATTAACAAATTATTCAAAAACAAGAACGATATTAAATGAATTACATAAATTAGTAGTATATCCAGCTTCTGGATCATCACATGCTATTAATCACGTATTAACTCAATATATGGGTTTAGATAAACTAGATGTAAATAAAATAAGAAAATTATATTCTAGATGGATTTGTGTTTCTAGACATTATCCTTCTTATATCATATATGAAAAAGGAAGTTATTTATTAAATCAAAATTAAAAATCAGATTGAAAATACATCTATTTAATATATTATTTATAATGATACATTAAATAAAAAGAGATAAAAAGAGATAAAAAGAGATAAAAAGAGATATTAATATATATATTAATGCCTAATTATAAAAATAGTAAAATATATAAATTAGTATCTTTACAAACAGACAAAATATATATTGGAAGCACAACACAACCTCTATATAAAAGATTTGGAAAACATAAAACAGTAGAAAATAAATGTATGTCAAAAGAATTAATAAAATATGATGATTGTAAAATAATATTAATAGAAAATCTAGAATGTAATAATAAAGAAGAATTATGTAAGAGAGAACGATATTATATTGATTTGTATAAAGATATTATAATAAATAAATATATACCATCAAGAACAACAAAAGAATACAATGAAGATACAAAAGAAAAACGAAAAGAATATTATGAAAATAATAAAGAAAAGATAAAAAAATATAGAGAAGATAATAAAGAAAAATTAAAAGAACAAAGAAAAAAATATTATGAGGATAATAAAGAAGAAATATATTTTAAACAAAGAAAATATAGACAAGATAATATAGATAAATTTAGAGAAAGAGATAGAGAATATAAAAAGAAAATAAATTTAATATATAACTAATATATATTATATGGATTCTATAGATTATTCATTAACAAATATAGATATGGAAAAAATCCTAAATAAAAAACCAAATATTAAATTATACAAAGAATTAAAAAATTATAATGATATTGATAAGGTATTAGGCAAAGATGGTTATGTCATCCTTAATTATGAGACGCGAACTCATTATGGACACTGGGTCCTTGTATTTAAATTAGATGATGATACAATAGAACATTTTGATTCATATGGATTAAAACCAGATGATGAATTAAACTTTATTCCTCCATTATTTAAAATAGTAAATGGGACCGTTGAACCATATTTATCATATTTAATATATCATTCAAAATATAATGTAGAATATAATCAATATAAATTCCAACAGATGAAAAAAGGAATTAATACTTGTGGAAGACATGTATTATTTCGTCTATTAAATAGAGATAAAAATATTGAAGAATATAAAAAATATTTAGATAAATTATTAAAAAAATATAATATGAAAAATTATGATGAATTAATGGTTAAATTAATATCAATATAATAATATATTATGAAAGTATTAAATAAAATTATATTAACGTCTGCTTTAGTGTATCTAATACCTCAAACATCAACAGCATTGACTATATACGGTATATATACAATTTTTAATAATAACTCTATTAATGATGTTAAACGTAATATATACGATATTATTGATGGATTCAATCATATCATTTTAGATTAATTCTATTTAATTCTATATAGTTATAAAATTATATAGAATTCATGGGGGATTATAGGTGATTATATAGGATTATATAAATTACATCTTAAAAAATTTTTGTAACGGTAAAATATAGACGATAATGTCGTCATTAAAAAATAAGTATTTGTTTATGAGCCTTTACACTAAAGGTTTATCTTTACACTAAAGGTTTATCAAAGCCTTTACATATTCAGTCTTTTCTTTAATTCTTTTCTGCTCATTTTAGCACCTCCAACTAAAATACCAGCACTTCTAACGCCTCCTTTCATTCTTCCTCCAACATCAACACCTCCATACATTGCTCCGCCATCGCCATACATCATATCATCATCAGCTCCTAATCCAACTAATTTTTTCGCACCTTGTAAAGCTAAAGGTAATAATTCTTTTCCGACTGGTTTTACAATTCTATCCCAAGGCTCTTCAAAAGCCCATCTCAAATCGCTCATAAAGTCTCCAGATCCTTCAAGCATCATCTGGTATTTATCATAGCTTACCTGAGGAGCATTATCAGCATTTAAAATATCAGTCTTAGTTAAGACGCCAACTTGGGTGATTGTTCTTTGTGAGACGACGCTAAATGTTCCCTCGCTTACAGTAGCTATATATAAGACAGGGGTGAGCGCAGTTGTTTGATTTACGTTCTTTAATTGGACGTCAATTTGAAATTGAATGCTTTCTAACATGCCTGGAGCTTCAAGAGGACTTAATCCGATATCAAGAGCAGGTTCAAGACATAAAACAGATCCAACAGTTCCTAAAGAAGCCAAATTAGTATTCATTCCTTCTCCAGACCATTGAGTCCATGATAATTGACATCCATTCTTTTTTGAGATGTTGTAGAGATCTGTTTTAGAAGCGCTAGCTAATAAACCGGATCTGTTATTAAAATTAACACTTACCTTTTCAATAGAAAAGAAAGTATCAGTAGAATTGAAAGTAAGTTGAGAATTATCAATTCTTGCCCAAATATAGATCTTCTTAGGGACGTTTTGGAGTTGGATATTATTTGAGCTAATTAATACAGTCGCATTTGATGCTACAGGAGCTTGACCAGCTGTAGGATATCTTTGGACATCAGAATAAGGATAACTGATCTCATTTGGGACCAGCATTGTTGGAGGAGGCGTAATATAGTTAAATCTCAACTGAGGAGCTTCAAAAAAATCAACAGCGATAGTTTGTAATCCATTATTAGGATGAGAGGCATTAGCAACTCTAGACCACATTCTATTTAAATTAGCGTTATAGGTAATATTAACATCAATATTTTGAAGACCAATAAAACCAGATTTTTGTTGGCATCCCCATAAAAATGGACTTAAGAAGAGGGGCTCGACGAGATAAGCTTCAATTACTGCTTGTGTAGCGGTATTTTGGACAACTCTAAATCTGAAAGATCCACGATTTGGCACATCTCCATCTTGACCTTCAGCATAAGAAGCTAAAGGATTCTTAGTAGCTCCGATTAAATCAGCGTAATTTTGAGTTTGATCCATATAAGAAGGAGTTAATGAAAAATCTAAGGCTTTATTTTTGGTATCTACATTATATCTTAATAATGGTTGAATTACATCAGACATGTTAATAGAAACAGCAGTGTTATTTAGAGTTACATTTAAAACATTGATCACACTTGAGAGGGGAAATGCCCGAAAAGCATCATATCCAGAAACTAATAAAGGCCCTCCTAGTGCGTTAGTTCCCGTAAAAGTAAGACGGACAGGTTGATATAAATAAACTTTTCTATTCACAATCACACCTGGATTAGGAGGAGGACAAGTAAAATTAGTAGTGCTGGTAGAATAAGATGTAGAAATAAAAGATTTATAAGAAACTTCAGCACCTCCTTTTAAAACAGAATAAACACGTTTATTATCAATTCTAACAATTGGATCAACAGTTTTGACAACGTCTAAAGGTTTAACATTAGCACTCATACTAAAACAATATATATAATAGAATTATATTTTAATTTTATTATAATTTATTAATTTTAATTATATTATTTCCTAAAATAAATTGAATCTAAATAAAAACATTAATTATTTCCTTTATATATAGATTTTCTTGTAAATACAAATTTGACATTAATATATGTAGAAGGAGGAAGGAAAATAGGGTATAGATTACCGTTAATATCTGTCCAATATACCGAAAGATCTAATTTATAGATTGGTTGAGTATTTTTAATATCTACTAAACGATAATTTCCCGTTCCAGTTGTAGAATAATTAATATAATCTTGGACAGATCCATTTTCTGAAAAATCAGCTTGGAAATCAGTTAGAATAGATAATCCAGATAGTGCGCTAGTATTATTTCTCGCACTAATATATTCTTTACCAGTTCCTAAACTATTTGAAATAAAAACTATTGATTTTACAGCATTAATATAAGCGGTATTTGGATATTCTTGTTCATAAAATAATGTTCTTGGTGTTGTTGCTAGACCATTTACGAAGTATTCATTAGAATTATTAGGTTCAGCAAACATTCCAATTCTAACGGTTAAATTTGGATTTCCTAAAACAGGAGAAGTATAATAGGTATGTCTTCCGAAATTATCCATTACAAGACCTAAAGAAGAATTAAAAAATAAACTTACTCCAGATAATAGAGGTGTAATATTAACAGCCATTAATCTATCAGCAATCAATCTAAAAGTGCCAGAAGTTGGTATATATCTAAAATATGGAGCTTGTCCAATAGGAGCAAGAGGGAAAGCAGTCTTTAAAGCAGTATATGCTAATTCTATCGCTTGATTTACAAAAAAACCTAATTCTTCGTAATTTTGAATATAATAATATGGACCTACATCTTGGACTCCGTTATTTTGCGATGGAGCTTTTGGTGTAGGTAAATCATTATTATCTTGATAAATAACAGGTTGAGAAAATACAGTGTTATTATAGACCAGAGAAACAACCCAAGGAGTTAAATTAGGATCTGTTTGAGTTATTCCTCCTAATATAGGAATAACCATTAAAGGTAAAGATTTACCAGATACTGAAAATCTAGTAATACTACAATAAAAATCAGATGGATTTTCTAATAAAGGAATATCAAAATTGATGTCTTGTCGTGCTTGAATTAAAGGAAAACTATTTAATGGTAAAGATGTAGAATCGTTTCTAATTTCCCAATTATAATATACAGAATCACTTTTTAATTTACTCATAATATATATACAATATATATTATAAATTTTCTAAATTAATTTTAAATTTTATATTTTACTTTTTGATCCATAATTTTTGAAACCAACCAAGAATTTAATAATTCACTATTACTATGTTTTTGTGATCCTTCTAAACGTATATCATCTGCTACATCTTTTAATTTCTTATCTGCTTCATTTCTTGTTAATATATCTTCATTTCGATATGCCAAATCGTGATAATAACATCCATTATCTAATTTATTAATTGGTTTTGACCATTCTTTAATACTATCATCTGGATTTAGACGTTCATTTAATTTAGTGCCTGGCAGGCACATCCCTTATATTTCTATAAAGGCTGGACTGTATCTTGAGCTTAATATAAATATTAAACCTGTTGCCGTTCAGTCTCTGAAAATTCAACTTTAAAAGTTGATACCCTGCGGATTGTCCATATATTTATATCATTTTTACCATAAAGGTTCGGCTCTGACGAGCCTTTACCATTGGGGACGGCTATTAACCGTGTTCTTTATATATTTCACAATATATAAATGGGTAGATATAACTTTAGGATATTCCCGCACCAAGCAAACATCGCCAATTAAAAAATTGACTTACTATATCTTTTCAATATAGTATTTAGTAGCCCGATTGACCACAAAAAGAATATTTTTTAGGTATCCATCCTGAAAAGTCCAACATATGGGCTTCAAATGGTAAATTAGAAATAAATGAATTTAATGATAATTCACCACCTTTAATTTTACCTTTTTTTAGTTCAGTGATAATATATTTTCTATCTTTTTTCTTTGGTAAAAATTGATCAGGGATTTTTTTCCATCCAATTTTATATAAGAAATTAATAATATTTATAGTTAATACATCATTAATATATTTTTTAATACTATCTAATAATTCTATAATTTTATTATTATTTGGTTCTTTTTGAAATGATATAATTCTATCAATAATATCAAATAATTTATTCTTATCTATTTTAACATCAATTACATGATATAATAATTGTTTAAAATAATCTATTTGATTAAATATTTTATCATAATCTATATTTTTAACTTTTTCAATTAAACTAATTAAAGTATCAATATTACTATTTATTTGACTTAATAAACTATAATCTGAATCTATTATAGGTTTTAGGCTATCTAATGTTTTTTTATCATTAATAAATTTACATAAACTAAAAATTCGTTTTATTCCTTTAATAGGTTTATAGAATGTAGGAGAATAAAAAAACTTTTCTATTTCAAATTTTATATTTTCTTCAAAATTATTAAAATAATCTTTACTAATATTCCATTCTTCTATTTTACCAGTTTTTTTATCTTTACTATAAAAAACTAAAAAATTACTTACTTCAATATATCTATTATCAACATATCCTATAATATCTATTTTAATAATATTATCACCTGTAAATACAACAGCATCATCTTTACTAAGACTAAAAAAATTATCTTTTCCATATTCAATATATCCATTATATAAATCTTTTGGTGTCCATCTTAAAGTTAATAAATTACGAAGATATTCATTTAATTCTTCCCATTGTGAAACATTAGGATTTTGGAAGAATAATTTATTTATATCATTATATTGTTCTTTTGTAATACTTTTATTATCATATAAATATTTTATATTACCTTTTATTAAATTATAATTATAATCTAATATTTTTCCATTATTTAAATAACCGATATATGTAGGATTATATTTATCTATATCTTTTTCTGATGTAGGAATAATTTCTTTTCCTTCTTCTGGTTCATATAATAGTTCATCTAATTTATCAATATCATTTAAATTATCATCAATAGTTTTATTTATTTTTGATAAAAGAGGTTTATCTAATACTTTATTATTATATAAAAATTTTAATCTATCATTAATTTTTTTTCTATTAAATCCTTTTGAATTTCCAAAATCATCAGTATATCCCAAATCAATTAATTGTAATAAACCTTCATTAAATCCCATTTTAATATCAACAATATGATAATTTGGATTTTGTTCAATTTTATAAACTAAATTAGTAATTTTTTTAGCTATTTCATCAAAAAATGGAATATTATTATATGTATTAATATTAGTTGTAATATATACTTTTTCCATAAGATCAATATCAGACCAATATTTTTGAATAGGATAAGAAAATGATCCTACAATTTCAATATTCTTATTATTAATAGAGCAAGTATTAATAATTTCTTTTTCTTCTTTAGTTAAAGATTTATAAAATAAATTTTTATCAACTTCAACAAAATACCTTCCATTTTTATTATTGTTCATTGAAAAATATATATATAATATATATTTTAAAAATTAAAAAAAAATGAATATATAATATATATGATATCATTAAAAAATGAATTAATAGAATATTCTAATAATTGTATATATGATAAAGCGAATATTAATTTAGAATTTGAAGCATTAAAACCATCTGAATATAGCAATGATCAAAAAGAAGCCATAGATTTTTTAAAAATAAAATCAGCAGTTCCATATGGTTCATTTAAATTAAGAGCATCTAAATATCCTTCTGATATAGATGTATTAGAAGAAATAGGATATTATAATACAAAAGAAGAAGCAGTTAAAAAATTTAAAAAAGAATTTGTAAAAATAGTAAAGAAGATATATAAACATCCTAAATATTATATTGGAGATATAAAATGTGGAATGGATGAAGTATATAATAATATAAATATAGGATATTTATTGAATGGATATGTAAAAGATTTTGATTATGATAGATTATTAAATTTATTTGAAACATTATATAAAAATAAATATTTAGAAAAAGAAGAAATAGATGAAATAAAAAAATTATTATATGAAATAAAAAATAATAATAATGTAAAAGCATATGATGAATTAGAAGAATTTATAAGAAAAAAAGCAACATTAAGATGGAGTTATGAAGATATAGTAAAAGGATATTTAATATTAGCACCAAATCGTAAAAAAACATTATTGGATGCTATAGATGATATAAGTATTACAAAAATTGATATGTTCGCACCTGTAGATGGAATATATACAGAAACAACAATGTTTTATTTATTATGAATGATAAAAAATAAAAAAATAGTATTTATAAATCAACCTTATAATTTCTGGGAAGTAAGAGTAGAAGGATTAAAAGATGAAATTGAAAAGATGTTTTATAATCATGTATTTTATAATCCATTAAAGGGGTCAAAAAGAGTGTTTGCGTATGCTAGATTGACGGGAGATAAAAAAATGGTAAAAATAATATCACCATTACTATCAAGTGAAGCTGTATTGTTAGGAAAAATTAAATCAGATTTAGAATTATTGGTAAATATGATAAGATATGTAAATCAACCTCCATACGAAATTTTATATAAACAATTAGATATGTTAAAACCAAAAATAGGCCATATGATAGAATTTAAAAATATGGATATACAAAATAAAATAAATGAAATATTAAAGAAAAAATATAAAGGAGAAAAATTTATAGATAATGTAAAACAAATTCAAGAAATGATAAAAGAAAGAATATATCCATATATAATAAAATATTTGAAAAAAAATAATATATATCCTATACCATTAAAATATTTACCCGATCAATTAAAATATAATTATGAAGAAATAAAAAATATGTAATAAGAATATATATAATTGACAAGATAAATAATAAGTAATTATATATAAGATAGATTATTATATAAAAATATATAATAATATATAAATAGATAAAAATGAATGAGACGGTAAAATAGATCTATTCCAACCGTTACAAAAATTTTTATAGATGTAATTTTATATAATCATGTATTACCCCCTTTAATTACTTATACTAAATATAAATATATAAATTAATATATTTGTATTTTTATTTTAATTTTTTTTGAATAGGCCTTTTAATAATTTCATCATTTTCTTCATTAAGAAAATATTTGACTTTTAAAATTTTCATAATATCAAATAAATCTTCTAAACTGATTTTTTCTCTAAAATGAATCCCTTGAACTGGTATATTATAATCTTCATCAAAATTTCCAACTATCCATACGTAATCTTCGCAATATTCAAGATTTTTAATTGTTTTAATTTGTTTTCTTAATTTATATAATATAATCCTATCGGTAATATTAACAAAATCTTCTGTTTTTAAATTTTTAATAAAAATATAACTCATTTTTCTTATACTTACTATATAATACTATATAGTCAAATCTCTATATCCCTTTAATTACTTATACCAAATATAAATATATTAATTAATATATTTGTATTTAATATTTGAATTTATAATTATTATTAAATTTAATATTATTATATCTAATATCTCGTAAAATATAACAGATAGATTCAATATCAAAACCCATTTCTTCAAGATCATAACTTAAATTTCCTTTACATACATCTAATAATTTATAAATAAATTTTTCAATATCATGATTTTCAATATTAAATTTTTCAAAATATGTTTTTAAAGGGAATTTTAATGTATTATGATAGGGCCGATTATAACAAAAATGTCTTTTAGTAATAGTAAAACTAATTCTTTCATATTTGTTTCGTTTTTCACAAAATCCTTCAAATCCTAATAAAAACATTTTCTTATACTTACTATATAATACTATATAGTCAAATCTCTATATCCCTTTAATTACTTATACCAAATATAAATAACATAATAAAAAATAGATAAACATGTATGAGACGGTAAATAGATCTATTCCAACCGTTACAAAAATTTTTATAGATGTAATTTTATATAATCATGTATTATCCCCTTTAATTACTTATACCAAATATAAATATATAAATTAATATATTTGTATTTTAATAATTTACATATTAAAAAATTTTCTTGTTTCTTATACTAATAATAAATATAAAATACAATAACCTAAATATAAATATAATAATTAATAAAAATAATGATATCCTAAATATAAATATATAAGTTAAAATAAAAATATAACCTAAATATTAATATATATCTATATAGATAGATTAATAAAACCGGTTTTATTAATCTATTACTATACTTTCTCTTTATTATTTAGTATTAATTCTAAATTTAATTTAATTTTTTATATTTAGGTTATCCTAACCTTTAAAAGTTTTTCTTAATTATTATATTTATATTTAGTATATATAATAATTACTTATTCTTTTATTGCTTTTCTAATATTTACTATATTATTCTTATACATTTCCATAAATTCATTTTCTTTTATTCTTAATGATTCTTTATTATTATATTTTTGTCTATCTAATACTTCATAATAACTATCTCCATATTTTAATATATCAAATGATGATATATAATGATATAATCCTTTCTTATAACATTCATAATTGGTTTTATGTTTTCCGAATCTTTTTGACATATTTAAAAATGTTGATCCTATATATATTTGATCAGTTTGTGGTGAATATATTTTATATATCTTTCCATATTTTGCTTTTTCCATTTATATATTTGTATTAGAAAATAATTTTTATTATTTAACCTAAATATAAATTAAATTATTAATTGAGTAAATTCATTATTTCCTTTCATCCTTAATTTTAATATCTGTAATACTGAATATAAGAATAATAATTTTTCTGATTCTATATTATTTTTATTTCTATTTATATAAGATTCTAAATATGAAAAATCTTTTATCATTTCATTATATGTTTTGCCTTTATATTTTCCATTTGATACTTGAACATCTTTAAGATGTCTTAGCTTATCTATATTATATTTTAATACATTATATAATTCACTATGTTGATAACTCATTTTATATATATTCTAAATATAAATTTATTTTTATATTTAAAATTTAATTTTAATTTATTCATTTATTATTAATTGTATTTCTACATTATCTATATCAGGTAATACATCACTAAAATATTCTTTTGGTTTTTCATCCTCTTCTTTATCATCTTCTTCTTCATCAATAATAGAATCAATATGTTTTTTAAATATCTTTTCAATATGATTAAAGAAATCAGTTAAATAATTATTATTATCTAACATTTTTTTATTAGTATATATTATTTCATAATTTTCATATATTTTAGTATATAGATAAGGCCTATCATGTTTATCTCTTTTTAGTATAAATACATTTTTTTTATTATCTTTAGTTTTTTGTATTTTTAATATTTCCATATATATATTATTTTATATTTTATTTTTAATTTAAATTTAAAATATATTTTAATTTATATATATATGAGTAATTCTATTTTAGAAACCATAAAAAAAAATAGATCAAATTTATCAGAAGGTAGTTTATTAACTTATACTAGTATTATTAATAACTTAATGAAAAAAAATGATATTCAAGATATTAATTATTTTGTTTCTAATTATAATGATATTCTAAAATTATTAGATAAAGTTGATAGTAAAAAAAGAAAAACTATATTATCCGCTATTGTTGTATTAATTGAAAATAATGATGATAATAAAAAAGCTTTAAAAGCTTATAGATCTCAAATGATGAATGATAGTAATGATTCTAAGAAAGATGATAAAAAACAAGAAATGACTAATAAACAATCTGATAATTGGATGACATATGACGAAGTAAAACAAGTATATAATAGTTTAAAAAGTGATATATTACATTTATTCAAAAAAGAAACATTAAATAAAAATGAACTTCAACAATTACAAAACTTTATTATTCTTTCTATGTATATATTAATTCCTCCTAGAAGATTATTAGATTATACAGAGATGAAAATAAAAAATTTTGATACTGAAAAAGATAATTATATAGATAAGGATTTTAAAGAACTAGTTTTTAATAGATATAAATCTAGTAAATTCTACGAACAACAAAAAATAAAAATTCCTATTAAATTAAAAAATATATTAAAGAAATGGTTAAAATATAATAAGAATGATTATTTATTTGTTGATAGTAAAAATAATAAATTATCACCAGTAAAATTAAACCAAAGATTAAATAATATATTTGGTAAAAATATTTCTGTTAATATGTTAAGACATATTTATATTACAGATTCAGGCGATGTTATACCTAAAAATGCTCCTTCTTTAGAACAAAGGGAAAAAATAGCTCAAGATATGGGACATGATATTAAAACGCAAGAGCTATATAGAAAAATAAAAAAATAAATCTTAATTTATAATATATGGATGATATACTATTAATTAAATTAGATAAGGATAAGGTTTATAAGTTTGCCGTCGTAGTTGATAAAAAAATTATTAAGTTTGGACGAAAACCCTACTCTGATTTTTTACAACATAAAAATTCTACTAGACGTGATAGGTATGTTAGACGTCATAGTGGAATGGGCGAGGATTGGTCTAAATCAGGTCTAAAAACCAGAGGCTTCTGGGCTAGATGGTTGTTATGGCCTGATGGTAATAAACCAAGTATAAGAAAAGCAATTAAAGATATTGAAGATAAATTTAATGTTAAAATTAAATATTTAGGGAAACAATCTAATCTATAATATATATGTCTAAACCAATAGATGAAGAATTATATAATAAAGTAAAAGAAGATATTATAAAAAAATATCCTAAACATTCCGCTTATAGAAGTATGATGATACAAAAAAAATATAAAGAATTAGGGGGAAAATATAAAACTAAACCTAATAAAAAAAATCTTAATCAATGGTTAGATGAGAAATGGTCCAATGTATATGCTTATATTAATGAAAATAAAACAGTACAATGTGGTGATAATGAATATGTTAAATATTCCGCATGTCGTCCATTAATTAGGATAAATGATAATACCCCTTTAACTATTGATGAATTATTAGAATTACACGGTAAAAGAAAATTAAATAAATTAATTAAAGAAAAAAACAAAGATCCGCAAAATAAAATATTATTATGGAAAGAAGGAAAAGTTATAGATAAAAAATAATAAATTTATATAAATATATTTAGAAATATTATATTATATATATTTATATGGAAGAATTAAAAAATGAATTAGAAGATTTAAAAAATCAACTACAACATTTCAAACAAAAAGAAACTGAAGAACTATTGAAAAAACAACAAGAAGCACAAGAACAAGATTTATTAAAAAAAAATTTTGAAGATTATTTAAAAAATTTAGAGGTTGAAAAATTAAAAAAAGAAGAAGAGG